ATCAACCCTCCTAGTGGAACTACCGTATACCGCGCCACTACGGTTTCGCCCTTGATCCTCTATAGTTACAAAAGTGGATAAGGGTGACGAACGAACAGCGTCCATGATATCTAGCAGCAAACCTTGCTGTAGAAGCATGTAAGCATTTGGCTCCATACAGATCATGCGGTACGTGTCGATATTCTTGTACACGGGCCGCAATTCTGCACAGAGTTCATCGGCAACGCCGATGTGTTCGTTCTCGGTTGACCATAGCGGACCGTCATCAGGGCGAGTTTTCCCCGATGACTTTTTACCAGTCCGTTTAATGCTCGTGTTTCGAGCAGCGCCAACCGGTGGTCGCATTCCCTGGCAGATCATAGTTAGGGATTCGACAACCTTCTGTGTCCAAACAAGCCCCAGGGAGCCTCTAGGAGTTATTACAGGGGAATTCTCCCCTTGCTCCGGAAGGCAGTCTGGAAAGACGCTTGCGAGGAACGCGCGAGGGCTTATAGCCCCAGATTGAAAGGGCGTCAGACGCCCCGTATTCCCACCGTTCGGTGGGATACCCCAGCTCCTTATACGTTTGGATAACGACATAGGAGTAATCTGGGTCCAACCAGATATCGCTAGGGAAAGACGCCGGTCTAGTTGCAGGCTTGACAACTTTGTTGCCAGCCCAGCTCCTATCCCGGAGACAGCGCCAGACCCGAATTTTGCCCGATAAAAAGGGGAAAGTCCAGGTCGATGGCAGAATCCTTTCTGCAAGAGCATGAAGCTCTGAGATCCAAAACACAGGACCTCCATCGGCATACAGATCGAGCATAGCTATGCTCCGAGCTGCAGAATGCCGATAACAGCTAAGGTACTGCTCAAAAACGGCGTTATAGTCTTCTAGCGAATCCTCATCTTCAAGCCATCTGCGTAAGGCAGTGGCCTCGAGCTCAGGTAAATCTGCATTTACCCGCTTGCCAAGTTGCAAGAAGGTGAGCAGATACGCCAGGAGCTCGGGATCGCCTGTTCTCTTGAATTCAAGGTACTCCTTTGCTATTGGAGTCCTAATGAATCGGGGGAGCCACGGGACAACAAACCCATGGTCCGCCGTCCCCTCGAGTGAATCGAGGAGATCAGATGCAAGCGAAGCGAAGTCGCGAATTAGAGTAGTTATACTCTGCGTCATGCATTGCCTAATGAAGGTAAGCACGACACGCTCTGGCTTACTAGTGCCAGATTCGCGAACGAGAGGGCTATCACCGAGTAAGGACACCCAAAGTGAGATTAGCAACGCGGCCGAAGCCGCGAAGCTCTCTGGGCATCCAGTTTTGATCAAGTCCGCGGGGTAAATCTGAAGCGACTCGATGCGTTTAACGGTGCCTTTGTCGAGGTATTTTACTTGACATTGAACACCGCGATCGTGGCTGAAGAAGCCACTATCACGCATTAGAGAAGCTCGACGTTCCCGTAGGCCACGCCCGACATGGTCGTAACGTCCACGTCACCTGACGAGACGCTCGGATAGAGCGCCGCGACGGCAGACAGGACGAAATCGAGCATACCTTCAGGATCTTCCATAACGCGACCGACGTGGAACAGCGCAAGCTGCACTCCACATGGTTCGTATGTAGTGATGCCTGACAGGGAGTCGGCGACCTCCACAACCGTATAAAAGGTGATTTCATATCGCGTGCCTTTGCGGGCAATGCGATCATCACCTGGATATCGTGATGTGGTGGACTTTGATGCAACGATGCACATGAGTGGGTGCTGGGAATCACTTCCCGGCAACTTCCACGCCTTTGCGGCGTTATAGTTACCGATGCGCATTTCATCATCGATAACGGGAGTCTCAACCCACGCGTCTCTG